TCGCTTAGACCCTCATAGGATTCACGCTCAACGGTTTCATCATCCTTCCATACAACCTTGAAGATACCCGTCTTACTTAGCAGAGCGTCCTTGATAGCGTCACGCAATATGGTGTACCCATCGTTCTGCCTGAAAAAGACATAGTTACAGTAGTCAGTCGCTTGTTCTGCCAGGTCAACGTCCTCCTCGTTCTGTGGCTCAAACCGTCCCACTTGGTCGCCACTCCCAAAGATACGCATGAGAATAGGCATCGCCCATTCGATCACATCCATAACATCAGTCGACACCACTGATGATCGCCCATCAATCTCATTACCAAGCGGCTCCCCGTTGTAATACTTGAGAGCTTTCATGCGCTGTTCGTCTAACTCACCGCCATAACTACTCGCTTGCCCAACCTCACGCTCGATGATATTGAGCAATGTTGCCTCTGTCATCTTCTGTTTTTTCTTAGCCATGTAGAACGCCTCAAGTGTTATCCACTAAATATTTTTTGTTTAAAATAAGATTGGTTGCATATGTCTCCCAACTCGCTACCCACCCAATACTCTCGGTCCTGTTCGTCTAATCCAACGCGCTCCTCCCTCTGTTCACGCTCCTCATCACTAAATGCAATCAGGGGCGAAACTCTCTGGGGAGGTTCATGCTCCAGTAGTTTCTTTTTCTTAGCCATTATCGTTTCCCTTTATCTCGCGGAACAGGAACACGGTCAGTGCGCCGTAATTGTAATTTCTTCTTGCCACTGCCGTCTGCCTCTACACCCATTAGTGCGTCTATAGCCCGGTTCAACAGCTTCACCCTATCCTCTGACTCATCCAGTCGATCAGACAACTCATTGTAATGTGCCTGTAACAGATTAATGTCTGCTTGCATCTTTAAACTCATACTATAGCTACCTCCATTTCAGGCAACTCACTACTCCATGAGTGACCACCAGTTCTAAATGCTGTTTCGTTTGCCAGGGTCAGACAAAATGCGTCTGCAAGGTCAGGCGACCTAAGCCCACGCTTCTTCATGTTGTCTTTGCTCTCAACCTGTATCTTGCCTACACTCGTATAGTGATAACTTGGGACGCTTAGTTCTGCGACCAGTTCTGCGCTATCCTCCGGTAAACGACAGTCTCGCTGTTCAAACCATTCTCTAGCTCTAAACCATAGTTCGTCTCGCAATCGCATATAGGTTTTACCGTCAATTGAGGGGGACTCTCCGACATTGATTCCTCTCGCTGGTAAACCCAATTCAGCAAGTCTGTCAACAACACCACTGCCCAGCCCAATACTATCAACCAAAATTTCTTCAGGACGCTCATCAACAAATGCCTCTACTTTCTTGTACTCAGCCATGACCAAGCCACAGGTTTGCATTAAATCTTTACCTTGCCACGTTACGATAGACTCGGTGATTGTATTTCCTCTACGCTTGCATAGCGCAGTTCTGTCTGATCCGAACCGCGCAACATCCAGGCCCCACACCGTGCTACGGTTAGGATTGAACTCAATATCTCTTGCTACCGCTGACTCGATCCAACTCAACGGGATAACCGTATCATCACCTTCCTGGCTAAACTCACCCTCAACACGGACCCGGTAAACATTACTATCGGCCCCGTACTTCTCTGCCATTTCGGTTATGAATGACGGATCAACCATGCTCGAATCGGAACAAGCAACTTTGATTGTGTGCCAGTTAGCGCGGTCTTTATGAAAAGTATCGTAGAAGTAACCAGATGTCCGGGTTGGATTGCCAGTAAGAATAGTCTTGGCCCCTTGCGAACTCATAGCACCCTGCCCAACCTCAAAGATAAGATTGTCCACACCAGAAGCCTCGTCCACTATGAACAACATCCCCGCTGAACTATGAAAGCCTTGAAATGCCTCTGGTGTTTCTCGTCTTGCTGTTCGAGCAACTGCAAACGCTTCTGCCTCTGAACCAACAACCTCTAACCTCTCGTTCTTCAAGCTCAACTGCTGTTGATACCACTTAGGCATTTTCCTGTACCACTTCGACAACTCACCCCAGAGTACATCCTGTAACTGATGACCTGTCGGTGCAGTACACGCCACCTTGCCTAACCTCGTTGACATCCACCAAAGTATTACCCAGGACAGGTATGCGGATTTCCCCACGCCATGACCTGACCGTATAGAAACCCTATCGTGCTTAACGATGGAGTCGAGTGCTTCCCTCTGCCACTTATCAGGAGTAACACCCAACACTTCCGTCACGAAGGCGTTAGGGTCAACCTTAAACCGCTTTAGCCTCGATATAACTTTGGTCTTGTCGTCCATCCATCTCTCTCAGACAATCGTTTAATGTCACACGGTGATCGACCTTGACCTCACTTCGGTCAATCAACATACCGTGTATCTTTGCGTTCAACGCTATGACCCTGTCCCTCGGTATCAGCTTAATCTTTACACCCAGCCCTGCACCATCAGGTAGGTTAATGGTCGTGATCTCTTGAATCATGTCTCGCACACCCCGAGGAACCTCACGCAAATCTTTAACGATCAACTCACCGTGGTTGACATCATATAAATCGAGAATGTCGCAGTGCATCATGTCATCAGTCTTAGTGATGATTTTCTCTCGTCTCTTCTCAACTCCTGTGTCTTTTCGTTTGATATATTTCTCTATCTCGTTCTTAATTATAGTTTTCCCCATCAACTGATCCCCTTGTTGCCCAGCGTAATCTTTTTTATAGCCAGCCTTGAGTGCCGCTTGAGTAGAATTGAAATCCTTGACATACTCACGAACAAAAGCACGTTGCTTATTTGTTAGCGACCTCTTTGCACCAGTAGCACCCATCCCCTTTACCTTTCTTTAATAGTCACTTGCATCGTATTCAACGTCCAGCCTTGTCGTTGGATGCGCTCTGCGCCTAAGTGAATGTTTAGACTCCCTCTCCTCAATCACCTCATCCATACTCGATGGAATATCCGCAGACTCAAGATCATTACCGCTGTGGATAATTTCCTTGCCTAGCTTCCTATCCCTAACGACCGTCAATTTACGCCTCACTGATCCCGGTGAGAGGGATGCAAGAAACGTCTGTGTGTCTTGGCAACCCCATCCGCTTGGCTATATTCAATCGTTTAATACAGTTGTGCATATCATGCCCTCGCATTAATACCTCGACGCGGTCAATCTGACCTGGACCGCTGAACACGACTAGCACCAACAACCACATCACTTCTCGAACATCACCCAGTCCGAATACATCAGCGGATCGGGGTGTAAAATGTACTCATAAGCGTTGCTCATAGCTTGCGTTATGATTTTTATTTCCCTGCTTGCGATATCGTATTGAATCTGATTGCAGTCTGAGCGTGGGTTGACTTCCTTAACCCTAAAAAGAAAAACACGCTCGTTAGCGTATGTTACCCGCATCAACTGACTTGGCAGAGGATCGTATTCCCTTATCTCCGTTGGCGAGGAGGGGGAGGGACGCTCCGGTAAATCAGAAGAGGGAGAACTGATCACCGGAGCATCCGAGGCAAGCACTAGCCCGAAGGCTAGGGAAAGACTAATGAGAGTTAATTTGTATAATCGCGTTCTCATATTTCCTTACGATTGAATCCAATTCGATAACAAACCTCTTCAGATCGTTTGCATCCTCTGGGGTAATACACAGATAACCGTCCCCACACTTTTGCCATACCTCACTGGCATCTGGGCCTATCGCCCTCGGCATAGTCGGGTAGGCATGGATGGGGTAGAGGTGGTCATTCCCTGTTCGGCAACCAGCTAGGGGCTGTAACAGAAGAGACAGGGTTATCGCCAGCCCTATCAATCTGCCTTTTAACTTCCTCATCTTCTCGCCTGTTAAACTCATTGATATTACCAACGACCTTCTTACCCGCTTCAGCCTGGTCAGCTATGACCGATTTCTTCCCGGCTCGATAGGCAAAAAACAAGCTACCAAGTATTAGGAAAATTATCGTACCGATCATCATTTATCTTCTTCCTTTTTTTTTATCCGGTCCCATGCCAGTGGCCTTGTTCTCGTTGTGGAAGATGTTGAGAGAAAGCCAGTTGACTATGGGCCAGATTCTATTTAGGATCGGGAGCTTCTCGGCGTACTTGTCTTTCAGTGCCATCGTGACAACACTGGCAATCGTAACCACCGTGCTAATCTCCGCCCAGTAGGGACACTTCATGAAAAAAGTTACTACCGCTCCATATGCTTGAGGTTCCATCTTAGTAGTCCTCTTGAATGTTCAAATAAAAACTATCGCAGTCCCTCAACTTATCGAGGAACTCCATGAAAGCAGGTGTGCTACGCATTACCCCAACCCCGTCATAGCAGTCTGCTATTAACAAACAGCCGCTTGAGTCCGCCATCTTATTCCCCTTGTGGAAGAGGATATGTGAACGCGGTGAACCCTCTGGCATGACCACCTCAAAGGTATTGCCGAATTTGGGCGAACTGATTCGCTTGCACTCGTATGTCATGTTGCCGGGGACACAGGATTTAAAAGGAATGTTGTTAAGCCAGGGTCTTTCGAGGGTGACGCAAAAGGGGAGGTCGTCATGCAGTAGCACACCGAAGGTGCCACAGGACAATGACATAGCTATCCGCTTCAAAGTCAGTCTGAGCGGTTCTGTTCTCCCGTTTCGCTCTTCCACGATTACATTTTAAGGTCAAACGCTTACGGGGCGTAAGGTGGAAGGTTATGCCATAGTGCAAGGACACTAAGATATTAATTTTGACAACCTTAGTGTCCGTTTATTTTTCTCTCCCTCCCTTTGGGTAAGGTATGTTATTTGCTAAAATATTATTTTTTTCTCTCAAGCTATCAATAATTTTTTTATCTTCTCTCGCTATAGATTTTAATGTTTCGTTCCAACGCTTTAGATCATTATTCTCTCTGTATAATTCAACAATATAATCTTGCTTTTCTTTTTCGGTTCGCTTCATAAATACTTTTAATAGAGACTCTAAATCATTTGTGTTTTTAGTCATTTCCTCTTCCTCCCTTTTTGAATTTTACTCACGTTGAATCGCTCAATCGGTTTGTTCCAGTAGCGTGACCCGCAACCGTTTGGAGCGGACGGGCAACGCTTCGGGAGTTGAGTGGATCGGGGAATCCACTCGTACCCGCAACGCTTACATTTTAAGGTGGTTAGTTTGATTTTCATTTTAAGTCCTCAGATTTATAATCCCCCAACCGTGCTACGATCTGAGGGGTGAGGTGATCCATGTGGCGGTCTGTGAAGTCAAAATACCTATACATCAGGTTTCTTGCCTGTTCCTCAACTTCGTGCATTGATAATTTTTTGTCGCTGTTAACTTCGATGGTTTTTGTGTATGTGACTTTGTATTTCATTTCATTTCTCCTTTTTTGGGTAGAGAACCATGTCGTTTTTCATTAGCAATTCGTACAGCTTACTGAAACCCTGTTTTTTTACCGCACCTCTTATTACTTCCATTAGCTTTTCATTAACCCTTAAGTCCATGTTGGCCTCCTTTAACTTCTCCGGGTAGCAATTTTGGCAATAGATCTCATCACCACCTGTGGAGGTCATTTGATCCTCGGTAAAATACTTTTCGCATTGATCGCATTTGAATCGTTCTTTCACAAGGTTTTTCATTTTATTACTCCTTTTTAATAGTTTGGCGAATAACCAGTGGTTACAATATGCTCGTTGGTTTTTCGGTTGGTTGGTTTTTCAACCTCAACTACTCCACCAAACCAATGCCCACAGCAATCAAATTCACATGAGCAACCTTGCACAAAGTAATCGCTGAGTACCCGGTACAATATTTTATCACTTACCTTGCTACTGGTTTTGATTCTCATGGTGTGACCGTAAGACTCATCACCAGTGATTTTGCGGTCCGATAAAATCCGCCACTCCCAATTACACTGCACCCACTCATCGTTATAAGCGTAATCAGGATTGTATTTTCTTGAGTCATTGTATTTTGCTCCTATCCAGTTTTTCATTTCATTTCTCCTAGTTGAGGGAAGTTTTCTATTTCACTTTCCATAGTTACGCCACTGAGGGATATTGGTTTCCCCTTGTAAAATAATATCAATAATTTTTTCAGCATATTCCCAAGGATTGCCAATGTTCCACAACTCCTTATGTCGTTTACCAATCAACTTGATGGTTTTTTTGTCCACATCTTTGCACCAAATAATATTGTCAACATCGTCATCTAAGTGAAACATCAAACCGTTTTTGTCCAAAAACTGTATAAACTTTCTAGCGTCATCGATTGTTTTAATTGGTTGATTTAACATGGTGACCTCCTGTCTCCCAGTTGAGGGGGCGAACCCCCTGTTAGTTTAACTACAACCGTTTGTCAAACCATACCAGCGGACATCATCAATTTCTCTTTGTAGTTCTTCAATTTGTATTTCTTTCCACTCTGTATAAGATTCGATGTCACCAGCGTTTATTTTTCTATTGTTGATTACATCTTGTCTATGCTCTGCAATTTGATTCTGCATAGATGAGATATAACCCGCTTCACGTTGAGACAGAAACCGATTAAAGACCCGACCATCATTCCTATAGCCTTGTTGTCTAAGCCAATGGTTTTCTGGTATGTATTTTTCGTCTTTTCTAAACCAATCTTGTATTCCTTTATTTGTTTTCATCTCATCTCTCCCTTTAAAAGTTGTTGGCTACCCTGACCAGTTTGGTTTCGATCACTGCCAAGTGATCATCGTCAGAGGGCTATCAGAAACCACGTTGACTTAGAAATTGAAGTCGGTCTTGACGCTTGGCCTCTGCGATTAATTCAGCCAAGTAGAACTTAGCTTGTTCCTCTGTGTCCCAACGTCTTACGACATTAGAATCCATCATTACCGCAAAACGACCTTCGCTTGGAACAATTTTAAAATTTCTATAGTAGTTATACATCTCATTTCTCCTTTTAAAAGTTATCATCAACTACACCTATAATATAACCCCATAGGGTACTATTATCAAGAGGGAAATGCAGAAAAAACAAACTTTTTTTGTTGGGGGAAGAGGAGGGGGGGGGGTGGGTGCGTATTAAGTAAACTTTCCTACTTTTATGCCTTTATCGAATAAACTGCACTGTGGATTTAATCACCCGTAGGGGTAATTTCTACGTTTTTCAGGAAGTAATGTTGGGACGGAATATAGACTCGGTCCCCACCTTTTTCTTCGGCGATTATCGCAACAGCCTCGGCTCCGGTCTTAGCGTTTACAGCCCGATTCCACATCTCAGCGTTGCCCCGCTTGTCCGTCCCTGCTCTCATCTCTGCCGTAAATTTAACCATCATTCCTCCCTTGTGTCGCTCTCTCTTTGATTAACTTGACCATGAACTCAATATCGCTAGGGGTTACTGACTCCTTATCTGACCAGAATTTTTTATACACCTTCTTGTATTCTTTAAAATTTAAGGGCTTATCATTGGTCTTCGGCAACCCCCATCCCATATCATGCTCGATCTGCCTTTTAGCCCAACTCATTAATTAGCTCCTCCACCCTGTGTCAGACTTGTGTCAGGGAAATAGGGTGTCATTTCCTTGACACGCTCTGTATGTTGTTGTTTTAATAGCTGGTTACAGTGCAGACTTGATTAATGTGTCCGGCCTCTCACGCCGGAAACAGGGGTTCGATTCCCCTTGGGGCTATTTATTTACAACAACTTAGAGGTAGAAGGCATCCAGTGACGCAGGTTGCCCACCTGATTAATGTTAATTGTCACCGGACACCTTCTCCAATTCTTCCAGACGCTTCTCTAGGTCACGGGTCTGCTTCTCCAGGTCGTGGTTCTTGTTGACCTGATACACCGTGCTTAACACACTGGCGATTACCGCACCAGTGACGCAACCTTGCATGGACATAACTAACATCAAGAGCGTGACCTTAAACACCACACATCCCCTCACACTCATCCTCAAACATATTAATCTGGCCCATGTCCTCCAGTGATCTGAAATCAATTTGGTCTAATGGTTTTAGTGATCGGTGCATATACTGTTTTTCTTTCATTACCCGCTGACCATTATGGGTTCCTCCCTCCCTGATAGCCTTGTCAACCATTACTGTATCGGCCCACTCCTTCGCATCCCCCATTTTTAACTCTCGCCACATTGCGTCATTATGAAATGGGCAACCAAGACAACTCGACTTAGCCAGAACCCTGCCGGGATAATTCTTACTAAACCAACTAAGACAATCGGCTCTGGACATCCCCACATCAATCAAAGGCCATACATTGTCAATCCATCTCTCTCTTGACGACCTCATCCTGGTTGCCTCATCAGTAGAAATTCCGATCCACAGAGTTACACTACCAACCGGGATTCTTTTTCTAGGTTTATAGCCAAGCAAATCCCTCAAGCCCTTATTCACCGGGACAATCTTATAGTCGAAAGTGCATTGCCTTCGCCCCATACCACCACCCTCAGTGAACCAAGGCACGGACGAAAACCGTTTTCGTCCTCTTGCTCTGGCGGGGTGGTTAGCAACCACATCATCACGCAATGAACCATTACTAACTCTATGCACTGGGAAGGGCAGTTGCTTTTCCAGCCAGTCCAAGTGTTCCATCACTGCTTTTGGCTCCCACCCCGTATCTGCGAAAATCGCACAATCAGGCATTGGGGTTAACTCACCCTTGCTTGCCATCAATGCCATTACCGTTGATTGGACCCCAGCCCCCATAGAGATAACATTCATCGCTTGGCAACCGGGACATAGTTTTTATTCAAGTGATACTTGTCCCCGCAACTCTTGTTGCAGAAAACTTTGTTCCATTTTGTTTTGTAGAAGCTCCGCCCACACTTTTTATACTTACAGGTCGCTGTGATTTTTTTTCTCTTGGCCCGGTCCTCCTTCAACTGCAATTGCCTAGAGCATGGTTCACCACACCACTTTTGCGTGGAGTTGATGGGTGAAAATTCCTTCTTGCACCTCGCGCAGGTCACGACCCTCGGAGCCTTCCGCTTCGCCTCTTTGACCGCAAGATACAGGCATTGCTGTGTGGGTGACTTCTCTGGATCAACGCAGTACCTCGCCCCAGTCGACCTCGCCTCGTAAATAGAACCGCACCGCTTGCACTTGATGATCTTTCTCTTAGCCTTCTTTTGTGAATTGTCTGTTCTGGACCCGTTGAAGTTGCCCCAGAAATTGAGGGTGTTCTCTTTCGCCGAAATTTCCTCCTTCAGCTTCCCATCCGGCCCGAAAATTTTCGCCGCGTAAATAGTCATTTCTCCCCTTTCTCAACCTGCATAATGTATTCCCCCAGGACTTCAACCACCTGTGGCACCACTGCATTGCCTAGCTGTTTAAGTCTGTCCACCCGATTGGGAATCCCATGAGCCACTCGACCCACATCGGGTTCAACTGACCACTGGTTGGAGAAACCACCATCGACAAACCAAGCTGTTTCCCTATCACCAGCCTTCTCTGGACTGATGGGTTCGATAGGTTGCCCCTGTCCCTGTTGTCTGATGCGTTGGGAGTGGGCCAGAGGTTGTGCGTTGCCATCGCCCCTAGACTCGGAGTTTTCGACTTGCTCGAATATCCCCCCTTGTGTTCGCTTGCTTTTGGAGTGGGGAACATCTTGTCCGCATCCCTCTGTTTGTTTATCTCCGCTGTAAGGCTGTCGAACCTGATCTTGTCGTTCCAATGAGTCTTGGCATCCGAGGCTGTCGGGGTGGGCCACATCTTTGCTGGTGAGCCTATTATGGCTTCCGCCGCTAAAGTTGGAGTCTTCCGGGTGAACTCCGCGGGGTATGCTCCCTCCTTCGCATTGTGTGCTGTCGGAGTAGTCCAAAACCCCCTCGCTTCTGGTGTTTTCCCCGCGACCACATCTTGAAGCGTCACCTGATGCCCGTTCTGGTTTGTCCTTGCACCCCTTATGTTTGCGTCTGGAGTTGGTAGAAGTTTGTCCCACCCCTTGCGCCCCTTCACAACATCGTTCAGACAATCCCCATATCCTTCGCTGGTTGATCCAGGTTCCCTCGCCTTCGGCGTGGGGAATAATCTTTCGTCCCTGACTTGTTGAGCTAGATGAATCTGCCGACCCTCCTGTTTGTGTCTGTAGCTCGTATCCAGCCTGTACTTCTCTGCCCTGTCCTCGTTCGCGTTTGGCGTTTCCCACAATCCAGACTCGATCTCTCCGGTGCGGGGCATTGACGGCACAAGCTGGAACAACAATCGCTTGGCAGGAGTAGTCTTCACTTTCCAAGTCAGAAAGCACTTGGTCGAGGCCCATGCTGATGAGGCCAGCAACATTTTCACCGATAACCCAACGGGGTCTGATCTCTTGTATAAGTCTGAACATTTCAGGCCAGAGGTGACGGTCATCTTGATCGCCTTGTCGCTTCCCGGCCTGGGAAAAAGGCTGGCATGGGAAACCTCCGCAAATAAGCTGGATTGACTGCCCTTCAAATTGTTTTCCATTCAATTTCCTCACATCTTCATAGATCGGCACATCAGGCCAATGTTTTTTGAGTACCAGTTGAGCCTTTTTATCGAACTCGCAAAAGGCAACCGTTTCCATTCCAGCCCTCTCAAGCCCTAAAGAGAAGCCCCCTATTCCTGAGAATAAATCCAATACCCTCATACCTCCCCCTTTAAATAATCTAGGATGACCTCCCACGCCTCATCCCCGTAGCAAACCTCCACCCTGTAGCCAGCGTCCTGAAGCCTATTGATCCAGTCCCTCTGTAGTGGCGTGGTTTTGTTTTTGCCGTACTTCATCTCGATCCACAGCCCAGCGTATACCCCCTTGGGGTACGCCAGAAAAATATCAGGCACCCCGGCTTTAGCCCCGGAGTTTTTTAATTTCATCGCCACCGCCTTATGGCGTAAGCCACCATTCGGAACGGCAAACATATTTTTTAGCTCCGGCATTTTTTGCTCATGCCATTTTGCTTTCGCGAATAAGGCCACTTGGTCAGTGTGTTCAGACACCAGCCACCGCCTTCCACACAATTGACGATCCGCAACCATCCGACTTGCGCCTCTCGCCAGAATCACAAACGAAGCCGTGTCGTTTAAGCTCAGATATTCTTGGCGAAGTTTTGTTCTTGTCCAGGCCGAAGTGACAAAAGACATCGTATGCAGTCGCGCCCTCATCGCCCGTGCTTTGTATAAAAGCGAATACCCGCATCCGTAAAGTGTTCACCGAGTAATTCATTTTCTCAGCGGCCTCGTAGGATGTGTCAGGGTGGTTCTTGCCTACAGGGGGCTTGCCAAGGTCAAAGCCTTTAACAAAGTTTGTAATATCGCTGATCTCTTCAGCCCTCGTAGCCCCATCGTGATATGTGGGTGGATCGTCAGCGTGTACTCGTCTTGGGTCGTTGAACCCGAAGCTACCCTGATCTTTTGCCATTTTTTAAGCACTCCTCAATGCAGATTTTGTATCCTTCGATATCCACCAGCGAATCCAGATGGTCCGGTGTGTGGCACAGGCGTAGTGCCTTCATGACAATCATCTTTAAAGCTGGATGCACCCCATCAACGTGATTAGGCGACCCCGCCTTGACGACATCCATGATCGTCCAAATCTCTTCCAGTGCGGATAAGTATGGAGCGGGTTGCCCGTACTCCTTGGCTCTTTGTGCAACTATGCTTTTCGCGGTCATCTAAAGACCCTCCCAACCATAGCCTTGATATTCGCAACAGCCTCAAGCCTCTCCTTGTCGCTCCCCCAAGAGCTAAGA